TTTCTGCTTGAGACGCCCCGACTGGTAGCCTGTGCTACCGACCAAGGGGCTATAGCGCAGTTGGTAGCGCGTCTCGTTCGCATCGAGAAGGTCAGGGGTTCGATTCCCCTTAGCTCCACAAGAATACCGCAGGTCAGAGACCTGTCGAAGGCCTAGACCGGATTCCCGTCAACATTCCGGTCAACATCCGGACTAGGATGCCCGGCATGGCATCCATCCGTGAACGCAAGAAGGCTGACGGAACCAAGTACTGGTCCGTCATCTACCGCGACGGCGGCAAGCAGACCTCCACCACCTTCGGCGACTTCGCCGAGGCCACCCAGTTCGCCGACCTCGCCAAGAAGTTCGGCATCAAGAACGCGCTGGAGGCCGTGAAGGCTGCGCAGCGCACGGGGTCCACCGGCATCACGGTGGGCGAGTGGATCAGGCATCACCTCGACCACCTGACCGGCGTCGACCCGGGGACGATCACCAAGTACGAGGCGTACCTCCGGAACGACATCGCCGAGTCTCTCGGCCCGATGCCGCTGACCGCGCTGACCCGGGACCACATCGCCCAGTGGATGAAGGGCATGCAGGAGCCCAACGCGAAGGGCAGAGTCGTGTCTGCGAAGACGATCCAGAACAAGCACGGCTTCTTGGCCGGATGCCTCAACGCCGCCGTCTCCGCCGGACACATTCCGGCAAACGCCGCACTCGGTATGGGCATGCCACGCGATGACGAAGAACGTGAGCCGATCTTCCTGACCCGCGAGCAGTTCGGTCTCCTGCACGCCAGCGTCACCGAGTACTGGCAGCCGCTGGTGGAGTTCCTGGTGGCCTCCGGCTGCCGCTGGGGCGAGGCTGTCGGCCTTCGGCCCGCCGACATCGACGCCGACGCCGGGACAGTCCGGATCGCCCGGTCGTGGAAGTACGGCGGAGCTGAGATCGGCTACAAGCTCGGTCGCACCAAGACGAAGAAATCCAAGCGCACCATCAACGTCCCGGCCTCCACGCTGGCCAAGCTCGACCTCAGCCCAGACCGCGAGTTCGTCTTCCTCAACCGTGCCGGTGGTCCGGTCCGTGCCCAGGGCTTCTTCAATCGGATCTGGACACCGGCACTGGAGAGGGCCTGGCCGTCGGTCGACGCCGACGGCAACCCGGTGAAGGACCCCTTCCGGCCCCGGGTCCACGATCTCCGGCATACGAACGCGAGCTGGCAGATCCAGGCCGGTGTCCCGCTGCCGGTGGTGCAGCAGCACCTGGGCCACGAGTCGATCACGACCACGATCAACACCTACGGCCACCTGGACCGGTCCTCCATGAAGCTCGCTGCCGAAGCCATCGGCTCTGTGTTGGCACCGGCCTGAGACCTATAGACGGCCTACAGCGAAGTACAACTCCACACCGCACGACCCGAAGAAGGCCCCTCCCTGTTTATGCAGGCGAGGGGCCTTTTGCTGTCTCAGTCACCCTATAGTTGACTCCAACGTTTCTGACCTCGGATCATTCCGCTCCGTCATGAAAGATGAAGCAGGACAATAGATCCCGACGACTCATCTACTTGACGAACAAGCAACAGCGCGCCTAACCTGGGCGGCGGAAGTCACGTCGGGACCCGTCAGAGGCCGGTGGCAACCAGATCGTCTGAGCCTCACAGGCACCGGTGGTATCAGACGGCGTGATTCCCGAGACCGGATGCAGCCAGATTCATCTCCCATGACTGCTCGCTGTCCATCCGCGTCGTCTCGAAGGACTCCGCTGTGTCGACCACTCAAGCACGTGCTCGCGTCGCTGTTCTCTCCCGGCATCATCCCCACGATCACCCTGAGCTGATCGCAGCCCGTCGCCAACTGCGCGACATCGTTCTGATCGACTCGATCACCAAGGCCCTCGCCAAGGCCGGACCGATTCCCGCAGACCTGAAGCGTCAGGCCGCTGCCCTGGTGGACGCCACGGAGGTCGCTGCCTGATGGTGACGACCTACACGACCGCAGAGGTCGCCGACAAGCTGGGCTGTGCAGAGCGTTGGCTCCAGGATCAACTGCGCGCCGGTCGATTCCGGGGCCGGAAGATCGGACGGAATTGGCGGATGACCGATTCCGATGTCCAGTTCGCTCTCGATGTCTGCGCCAACAAGGTCGTGACCGTCGTCGCCGACGTCGCACCGGCCTTCTCCAGCCTGAGCAAGACCTCTCGCCGGAGGTTGGGCTGATTCTCAAGACCCGGAAGCCGCAGTGGCCCCGGGTCTTCGGCCTATAGAGGCCACAAAGTCGGCGGTAGTCCGCCGTGATGAAACGCCAAGTGGCAGCCAACCTCACTGAAGGAACTGCCTGACATGAACGAAACTTGGAGAACGGTGCCGGGATTCGAGAACCACATCGAGGTATCGAGTCTGGGACGGCTGCGCACCGTCGACCGCGAGATCACGCTGACTCGCCGAGGAGTCGAGCAGACACGCAGGCTCACGGGCCGCGTCGTGCCGCTGTTCCCCTCCTCCAAGGGGTATCTCCGTGCCTCAATCCGGATCGATGGCCGGAACAGAAACATTCCGGTCCACCGAGCCGTCCTGCTGGCCTTCCGTGGCCCCTGCCCTGCCGGAATGCAGGCATGTCACGGCGACGACGACAAGAGCCGGAACACCTTGGCGAATCTGCGTTGGGACACACCGGAAGCCAACATTCTCGATCGCCGTGCCAACGGCGGCTACAACTTCAAGAGCCGGAGTGCTGCCTGATGTCCAACTGCGCTGTCTGCAAGTCCGAGTCGAGCCTGTACCTCTGCGAGGACCACATCGGCTATCTCCGGGACAGCCTGGGTGAGTTCCCCTGGCTCCTCGACCAGCTCGACGTCACGATCACCCGGCAGGACCGGATCAACACCGGAGCGATCGGGAAGTCCAACGACATCCCGAACCCGTACAACGTCGGTGCGAGCCGACTGGCCAGCGAGGTCACGATCCTGTTGGCCCGCTGGGTCACCAACCTCGTGGTCGACCAGGGTCTGAGGTTCATGCCACCGAGGACTGTCGGCAGCCAGTTCGTCGGCCCGCTGCTGCCGTTCTGGCGTCGACTTGGCGCTGGTTACTCCGGCAGCCCAACGCAGCATGCACGCTGGCTCCATCACCACGTTCGGGTCCTCGCCGGACGCGAGGACGTCGGCGACTTCTTCAAGGCCGTCATCGGCCTCGTCGGAGACCCGGACCGACCGAGCATCCCGGGTCGTCTGGTGGCCGCGATCAACAAGCGGACCCGGATCTTCGCCGGAATGTGCCCTCGTGTCTTCGGTTACGGCGACGAGGGTGAGGAACTGACGTGCGAAGCCACGATCTACGCACTCGACGGAGCGACCGAGGCGACTTGTTCCCGGGCTGGTTGTGGAGAAGTCGTCAACGTCGCTCAGAACCGTATGCGGGCGAAGATGTCGCGAGATCTGATGCCGGAGACTCAGCTGCTGGAGACTCTCCACAACATCGGTGAGGACCTCCCTCGCGTGAGGTTCTACGACTGGAAGTCCCAGGGACGCATCCACGTTCTGGGTTACCTGCATGACGGCCAGATCGTCCCGCAGAAGGTCAGGCACAAGGACGCTCAGGTCTTCTCGCTCAACCAGGTCCGGCACCTGATCTGGCAGGCCGACATCGAGGCGAAGGCATCATGACCAACGCCGAACAGAACGTCCTCGACGCCATCGACCAGCTGGAGGTCGATGAGATCGACGATCTGGTCGACTGGCAGCTGGGCAACTACGCCAACCGCTCCGGCTACGACTACGACGTCAACCAGGTCGCCTGCGATCTCTGTGGAGACGACTGGCACGGATTGCCGGAGTACGGCTGTCCAGGAGCCGCTGCAAGCGACGAACAGCGTCAGGAGTACCTGGGACGCCCGGGACGCCACCACGGCGTCTTCGTCGACCAGGTGGAGTCGGTTCGCATCAGCGACGGATACAACCTCGCCGACATCGAGCGCATGCGAGGCGGATTCAGCCGCAGCCGGACCCGTCCGACCGTCCGCTTCTGGACCACCGGCCCGGACAGCGGACTCCAGATGGTGCAGGGCACCTTGGACCTCTCCTCGGTCGAGCGCAACGGCGACAGCATGACGGTGATCGGTCATCTGCTCCCGGACACCGAAGGCATCACCATGAGGGCTTACAGCTGGCTCCCGGGCGACGATCCCGATCCGCAGCCGGTCAACGGTGTTTCGCAGGACTCGGTGACTGCCGAGGTCGCTGTCGGCATCGGCGACGGCTTCGAACCGATCGGCTTCTGTAGCCCCGATGACATCCAGATCGACACCGATACCGAGATCGTCCGCTCCTGGGGTGGACAGACGGTGCGGGCTCGACACGAGACGACCCTGGAGTTCTCGCTGTGGGAGACCGGTCCGGCCTTCGATCGGTTGTTCCGCCCATGATCGACGTCGAGGCCCTGTTCCCGGGCGATCCCATGGCATTCCCGACAGACGAAGAACGTGACCGTGCCGACGAAATCGTTGGCTACAAGCTCCGCCGGACCCGCGAAGGACGGCTGCCGTACTTCGTCATCCCGGCGACCAACCGGGCCTATCTGCGATCTCAGGTTCGGCGATGGGCGGCGCGGAATGGCCGGTAACCCGCTCGACGACACCAGCCGCTGGACTCTGGAGCGGTGCCGCTGTGCACGGTGCAGGCCCTCGATCGCCGAGGAGCTGAAGGACGTCCTGGCCGACGCCAACCTCACGATCACAATTCGATGGCCCGATGAACCTGTAATCGAGCCGTCGAGCAATACGAACCAGTGAGAGCCACAGAGGATCTCATTCCAAGGAGGAATAAACGATGACCACGACCAAGCAGCTGTATTGGGAGACTGAGCACTTCATGACCGGTCAGACGATCCTGGACACCGTCCTGACGGCCACCGGCCCCGACGACGAACCGCTGATGATCGGCACGGTGTACCGGAAGGGGCAGAGGTTCTGGCTGCTGTCGATCGGCACGCGCAACATCGGCGACTTCGACCGCATCGAGGCAGCGCAGCAGGCCGCTGAAGACCACTACCGCACGGTCTGACAATGAGAAAGGCCCCGGAGCGGAATCCGGGGCCTTCTCTGCCCAACTTTGGGCTGCATTCCCAACCACGAGAAGCACCGTTGTGAAAGGACCACTTCCAATGAACGACAACACGATCGTACTTGCAGACGAGTTGGCTCAGAAGCCTTCTCACTTTCTACAGGTCGACAACGAACTGATCCAGCACTCCGGCAGGACGGCGGCACTGATCTTCGCCGTCATCAAGAAGTTGGACCCGCTGGTTGGCGACGGCGACGGGGCCACGATCGCCGACATCAAGCGGATGCTCGACCTCGGTGACTCCACCGTTCGACGCACACTGGCCAAGCTGGAGGCCCTCGGCCTGATCCTGGCCGAGCAGAAGGACTACAACAGCCCGAAGGTCTATGAGACCGAGTACAGCAGCTTCGCCAGCTTCCTGGTTGATCAGGAGACGGACGAGGTGCTCCCGTGAGCATCACCCATGCAGAACTGATCACCGGAATCCCGGGGTGGCTCTTTGACTTCGATGCCACCGCAGTGAAGGTCTATTTGGCGCTGCGCAGCTTCGAGCGGGTCCCAGGCAAGGGGTGCTTCCCGAAGATCGACACGATCGCCAGCATGGTCGGATGCCAGCGACGCGCAACCAACAACGCGCTGAGGGCACTTCGCGACGGTGGTGCCATCGTGGTCGTCGCCCGGACCAACAAGTCCAACCAGTATTACTTTCCGGAATCACTGCAGATCGCAAGGGGTGCACCAAAATGCACCCCTGCACGAGAATGCACCCCAGGGGTGCACCAGAATGCACACGAAGACTCATATACAGATAGAGATCAAGAAGAAGTAGATATTGATCTTCAAGAAGTAGAACTTGGGACTGGACTGGACTCACCTTCGGTGAGCACTGCCGCCTCCGGCGGCGGAGGGCTCCGCCTGGAGGAGATCCAGGTGGTTTCCCAGGGACTGGCGCAGAAGCGGGGTCACCGCACAGCACCTGGAGAAGCCACCGGAACGCGCCGGAACATTTTCACCGCGCCGGAATCTCGCCCAGGCTCCGCCCGAGCCTCGGTCACCCTGGAGCGCTACCGGATGCCGCTCGACGACCCAGATCTGGAGCAGATGGCCATCGACATCCTGGAGCTGCTCGACAAGCTCAACGTCCGTCACGGAGGCCGTCCGATCACCCCGGGGTCTCGCCCGAGTCAGCTGACTTCCAGCCGCCTCCTGGTGGCCCTGGACAAGGTGAACGTGGCCGAGACCCTCGATGCCGTCCGTTGGGCCTTCAGCGAGGCTCCTGGGGCCTCAAAGTGGCCCAAGAGGATCCCCAAGGCCTACGAGCTTCGCCGTCACCACCACCGGCTGGTCGAGGAGTTCCGCAAGGCCTCGGTCGCCGACATCACTGGCGAGCATCCGACGCCGGTCCCCGAACGGCAGCGCACACCGGAGGAACAGGCTGCGCTGCGTGTCCGACTGGAGAATCACCGATGACCCGACATCGTGGGCACAAGAACGCTGCACAGCGCGAAGCCGACGCCAAACGACAGGACGAGATCTCGGCTCAGACCCAGCGAGATGCCGCCGACCTCCGCTGGAACACCTTCGTGGATGCCATGGTCGACATCGCCGCCGTATTGGCCTCCAGGAGCCCCGCGCAGCGCACAACGGCATCCTCCACGGTGGATGACACCCGGGAGGCTCAGCGATGAGGACACGACGCCACCTCCGCCTGGTCTCCAGCTGCCCGCACGCTGAGCTTGAAGTATTCCGCCGCGGAATGCGAAACACGTTGTTTTGCTGCCACTGTGGCGAGGTCATCGAGAAGGATCTACCGCTCTACGTGAAGTAGGATCGAGCTGGTCGCAGGCCGAAGTCAGTCGGTTACCAAGTGGCTCTGCAGGTTCGAATCCTGCCCGCCGATCTCCGGATCGTCGGTACATAACCGGTCGACATGAACATGTCTGCGACAGCCAAATTAGCTGGGACACGCCGCTGTTCGGCCCTGGATTGTTGAAATACCTCACTGACCAGCGTAGATTGGTCTTTGTCGGGCTAGAGGTGTGTCTACACCCCGAAATTCGCCCATAATCCCAGGTTAACCAGCCTTGCTGGAATGGCTGCGCCTTCTCCGTATCAGGAGGCTGATCGTGCCGAAGCCCAACAGAGTCATCGACGATCGCCTGAAGATCGCCAGTGCTTCCTTCCGGGGAGCACGTGAACGCAATGACGCAGTGCTGACCGACTTCTGGAGCCGTGAGGTCGACAGACTCCTCGACGCCAAGAACGACGCGAAGGCCATGGCACCGACATGAACCTCGACCGGGCCTTGCTCCTCGGCTTCGTGATCTGCCTGGGGCTCTTCATCTTCACGATCCTGATCTGACCCCAGGAGGTCCCAGTGCCGCTGACTCACTTCACGGTGACCGGCAAGATCCAGGCCGTCATCTCCGACAGCGCAGATGCCGGTGGAGATCCCGATCTCCAGAACGTCTCCTGCACAGTGTGGTTCCGGCCCTCGGTCCGCCAAGTCCACTCCTCCGTCGACGGTGTGGTCTACCGGCTGGCCGACATCCGAGCCCGCACCAACATCGACGACGGTCAGCTCAAGACGATCGACGGATCAGCAGTCTCGCTGCCTGCCAACACCGCAGTGCTGGGACTCCCAGAGCTTCGGTACCGAGTCGACTTCGAAGACATCGTGTACAACCGCGAAGCTGAGCCGCTGATCGAGAGCTTCGAGTTCATTGCTCCGACGTCGGCCACCACGGTCGACTTCTCCACGGTGCAGCGCTTCCCCGTCTGACCCATGAATTACGCCATCGGCCTTGTCGCGCATGTCGACCGACAGGACATGGCCGAGGCCCTCGCTGCACAAGTCGAACCGACTTGCATCAGCATCGATGACGGCCATATCGGACCCGGCACGAACCACCGCCGAGTATGGGCCGACCTGAGCACCTACGACACCACCTGGTCAGTAGTCCTCGAAGAGGATGCCCTGCCAGTCAGCGACTTTCGAGACCAGCTCCGCCTGGTCCTCGACGCCGCACCGGCACCGATCGTCAGCTTGTACCTCGGACGGCTTCGGCCTCCGACATGGCAGCCGAAGATCACCGATGCCATCAGGCAGACCTACGGCACCGGAGCGCATTGGATCATCGGGTCCGAGTGCCTTCACGCCGTCGGTGTCGCCGTCCACACAGCGCTGGTCGACGACATGCTGTCCGGCCTGATGCCTTACCTCCCGATTGACCAAGCAATTGGACGCTGGGCACGGAGTCGAGGCCACGAGATCGCCTACTGCTGGCCTTCACTGGTCGATCACGCCGACACCGGCACCCTGATCCGGCACTCGGACAACGTTCCTCGAGTCCCGGGCAGAGTGGCCTGGAGCACCGGCACTCGGCACCGCTGGACCAGCCGAAGCGTGAAGCTTTAGCGCTTCACGGGCCTTTCTACGCCTCCTGTACCAGACCCGAAAACCCCGGCCCAGGACGAGAAGCGCGATAGGCACGGAGAACAAGAAGACCCACCAGTACCTCTTCGGTGCTTCTATCAAAACCTCTTCGGCAAAACCTGGTCGAATCTGGTTGGCCAGTATTATCGCGGCGATGTAAGGCGCGCATCCGACCACGAGCAACAAGAACGACCTCAACATGTTGCCGCGATAGGCGGCTGTGTACGTGAGTACAACCATCACGACCGAGAACACCAAGAGCACGGTGACGAGGGCTGCTTTGCCCGACGGTGTGCTGACGTAGCCCGCGCTGACTGCGTAGGTGTAGGCGATCAGGGCGACGACACCGACGGCGAGGATCTCCGTGGCGATGTCACGGTAGAAGCTCTCGTCTCTCAGCCAGCCCAGCGGAATCTTCCAGAACGGTCGGTCCGGCTCAGGCGGCTCTACGAGCGGAGGCTTCGGTGGACGAAGTCGAAGCCGCGCCGACTTCGTTGTCGGAACCAGATGCTTTCCCCGGTTAGCAGACACGTGCGAATGCTAGGCGACTAAGCAGCAAACTCGGCGGAGGTCATGCTGGTGGTTTGGCAGAACGGTGGCCCCGGAAGCCACATCCCGATCAGCAGCAAGCGCACCGTCCGCCGACGCCAGAACAACTGTTGCGCGGTGTACGACCCCTTGGTCTGTACCGGCGAGATCGACCAGTTCGACCACATCGTGAACGTCAAGGCGCTCCGGGTCGACCGCAAGCTCGCCAACGATCCGGACCTGCTGCAGGGACTGTGCCTGCCGTGCCACAAGCGCAAGACACAGGCCGAAGCTCAGGCCGGACGCCGCAAGCACCTTCGGAAGCCCAAGCCGCACCCGGGCCTGATCCAGAATCCGGAGGACTGACATGGCCGACGTTGTGCTCCAGCGCATCACCATCACTCGCGAGCTGCTCGACAGCGGAGACGAGACCTACTCAGTCGAGTACGAGGACCCGGGCCGCGACGACGGCCTGATCGGCTGGCTCGACGGCCTGGCTCTCTTCGAGGCCGCGAAGTTCGATCTCTACGAACGACATCGCGCCGATTCGGAGGACTGACATGACGACCATCTACCGACACATGATGTTCGACAACGCCGTCTCACTCGATCTGGCTTCCAAGATCCAGACCGACGAGATGGCCAGCGAGGCTGCGCTGAAAGGCCTGACGCTGAACGACATCACCCTGGTTTGGAACGGCACACTCGCCGAGGCTGCACAGTCAGAAGAAGCCAGCCCTCTCCTGGGCGACTTGCTGTCCGGCGGAAACAGCGACAGTCTCAACGTCGTCATCCACTCGGCCACCGCGACGAAGGCCTGAGCATGGCTACGGCTGCCGCACAGTGCATCTGCAGTCACCTGCAGGCCGAGCACACCGAGGACGGCTGCGCAGAGCCCACAGGCCGCTGCCAGTGCCCTCAGTACGTCGAGCTGTGCCTGTCCTGCCGTCATTCGACGGTGGACCACAACGGCATCGAAGGCCGCTGCACCCGCACGGTCCGCAAGACCGGGATGCCCTGCAACTGCATGACATATCCGACCCCGCTGGAGGGAAGCTGACGTGACCATGGTCTGCAGCATCTGCGGATCTGTGGTCGCAGATACCGCCAAACACACACGCTTCCACCAGAACCTGATCCTGGTGCTGACCTCACCCCTCGGTGAGGACATGGCGCTCAAGCAATCCGAGAGCGTCCTGACCAACATCAGCTTCACCGACGTCGGCTCTGACTGATGGCCAATGTGCAGTACCTCGCACACTCGACGTGCATCCATTGCGCACTGATCCTCGGTCAGCTGCCGAACGGAACCTGGGTCCACGCCGAGGGACTGCAGTCCGAGTTGTCCTACTGCGGACCGGGCACCGATACCAGAGCCGACACGGCCTGAGCTACCTTGACCGGATGGATCTGCTGGCTTACGGCCCGATTGTTGGTTCGCTGATCGGTGCACTCGGTATCGGTTCTGTTCTCGGCACGTGGCTCACTGGCGGTCAGGCCCGCCGAGAAGTCCGGAGCAAGGTCCTCGCCGCACTCGCCGAGACTGAGCAAAAACGGTGGGCAGGTGACGGCAACTATCACGAGTTCAACATCGCGGTTCGCAGGCTGGAGACCGCAGCGCTTGTTGCTCGGGTCCCGCGCAAGGTAGTGCTCCATTACGTGGTTCTTGCCCAGACTGCCAACTATCTCAGCCGTGAGAACTACGAAGAGCTTGGTGGCGACGAGGATATGGGAGCCGGTGCTATCAACGGCTACTACGCGGGTCACGTCCGCGATGCCGCCGAGATCATCACACTGTGCGTCTGGCGACCGTGGTGGTCGAAACTCACGGTCCCCAACGATCTACGCAAACTTCGCTCGCAAGTGCTCGCCCTCGACGACACTCAGATCCAACAGAAGCTGGCGCTGATGCAGAAGCATCACGGAGTCCTCCCGGGTCCACTCGGGCAGCTTCCTGGTATCAAGTCACCACCGCCGAGGCCGGAGCCGGAAGAGAAGTAGGGAGCTACTTCTCCTTCAGCTTCGCTCCGATCGTCCTTAGTTGCTGGTCGATAGAGCCCAGCGTGTTGATCAGTTCGACGTGGGACGCGATCAGGTGACCAAGTAGTTCTTCGTTACGCTGCCGTTCTTCCTCGACGGACTGGGACTGCCTCGGTGCCGCAGCGTTTCGCTTCAGGTACTCAATCAGGGCCTTGCAGTTGGTTAAGGCCTGGGGCACCTGCACGGACTGCAGAACCGCGAGCAGCTTCCGATCGACGTTCATCTAGGTCTCCTCTTCGTGGGTATGGACATCCACGAATCTAGGAGACCGCTCAGACATTCACCGACAGATTCGACAGCCCCTGGCCGTCCTTCTGCTCGATCCAGATCTTCCACGTCTGACAAGCCACCACCACCGGAGTCCAGAGTCCGAAGGGATTTAGGCCTTCGCGTCAGTCTCGAAGGCGATCTCCTTGCTGTCGATCAGAGCCTTCACGGCCTCGCCGACAACCTCGTCCAGGTAGCTCGGAACCTTCTTCGGCGGGGACTTCTTCCGCCTGGCCGATTCGCTTTGTCGAGCGTGCTGCACTTGTTCATGCAGGAGCTTGGAAGTCTCGATGTGGAGCCGGTTCACGTGGTGCCTCTTGCGCATGTCGGTGAAGTGGCCCCACAAGCTGAGTAGTCGGTGCACAGCAGCACTGGCCAACACCGACGCCGCCGGGATGTAGAGCCACATCTCCAAGGGCGAGTTGTACCTGATCCGCTCGAAATGAAACTCATCCGCTGCCCGGTTTGCGCGAAACAGCAAGTACTCGTCGACAGTCGGTCCAGCCATCACCGATAGATGCTCCGCTTCCTCGCGATCCGGCTCAGTGTGCATCGTCTCAACGAAGGCCGCGACCGCGAGCAGACTGCGAATCTGTGCACACTTCTCGGACAGCCCGGACAAGCCGACGAACCGAGACCAGTCATCGGACTGAGTGATGTGCAGGACACCTGTCTGCACGCCCGCGATGGTGGTGACCGTCATTGATACCCCCGACCTGCTCGTGCTTCGCCAACGAAGTAAAGCAGACCATAGGCCGTCCTTCTGGTTGGACCAGAGGTTCCACGGCTGACATAGAGCCTCCGTCCCCGTACGGATCAGCTACCTCAGCCGTCCGCAGCCATACCCCTGGGGGACTGACCCGTACCCCCGGTGACCAGGGCCACGGCTGACATAGAGCCTCCGTCCCCGTACGGATCAGCTACCTCAGCCGTCCGCAGCCATACCCCTGGGGGACTGACCCGTACCCCCGGTGACCAGGGCCACGGCTGACATAGCGAGAAGACGTGCGTACGGAAACGGGGCCGATAAGACACCCGAAGGAGGGCTCCGCATGGCGATCAAGGGACGCAAGCCGAAGCCCCCGGGCGAGGCCGTCAACCGCAACCAGAAGGCCTTCGCCGATGCTTGGGTCGAGGTCGAGAACGTACCGAACAACGACAGCCCGCACCGGCTTCCACGCAAGCGCCCCAACGGTGACGAGTGGCTCGAAGCCACCGTCCAGAAGTGGCGAGCGTGGCGCACAATGCCGCACACCCGACTCTGGAGCGAGGCGGACTGGCAGTTCTGCCTGGACACCGTGGAGATCTGCGCACGGTTCCACGCAGGCAACAACGCTGCCGCTGCAGAGCTTCGAGCCCGCGAGGCCATCATGGGCACCACCGTCAGTGCTCGCCTGGGTCTCCGCATCCGGTACGTCGAGCCGAAGGCCGAGAAGCCGAAGCTGACTGTGGTGAACGGCAATGACTTCCGAGACCTCTAGCCGGACCCGGATCACGATCCTGGTGTCCGGTGAGATCCACGACGTCCCGGCCCGCAAGATCTTCCGGCTGCTGCGCAAGTCCGGCCTGAAGATCACAGAGGTTCTGGCCGAACGGATCTCCGATGACTGACCTGATGGAGCCGCAGGCCCCCGAGCAGGAAGTCCAGGAGCTGCAACCGGGCTACCGAGTCGATCCGGCCACTGGTGCCTGGGTGACACTGCCGTGGCCCTCGGACGCCGAGACCAAGGACCGGCTGATCGCCAACTCGATCGGTCCGCTGGTCATCCGCTGGGCAGAGAACCAGCTGACGGACGAAGAGTTCGAGCTGTACGGCCCGGGCCTGATCCATCACCTCCACGCGACATCGTGGCGGTTCACGCCGGGTCAGAAGCGCTTCCTGATCCTCTGGTACGCCTACGATCCCGACACTGGCCGGTATCTCTACCGCCGTGGAGTGAAGCGAGGTGCAAAGGGCACCGGCAAGGACCCCTTCGCCGCTGCGCACGGCAACTGCGAGCTGGCCGGTCCGACACACCTGGTCTGGGACGACGAGAAGGGCTGGACCGGAATCCAGCACCGCGTCCCGCTGGTGCAGATCGCCGCCAACAGCGAGAAGCAGGCCAAAGAGGTCCTCAACACCGCTAACGCGATGTGGTCGCGAGAAGCGCTGGCCTGGCACGGTATCGAGACCCAGAAGACCCAGACCAACCTGCAGGGCCGAGGTCGATTCGAGGTCCTGACGTCCTCGGAGGCTTCCGCCGAGGGTGACCCGGCGACGTTCATCATCTTGAACGAGAGCCACCACATGATCGAGAGCAACCAAGGTCACCGGCTGACCGAGGTGGCTCGACGCAACGTCGGCAAGTCGCCGGAGGACCTGCAAGGCCGACTTGTCGAATACACCAACGCACACTCGACGTCCGACGACTCGACTGCACAGCGCTCTTACGAGACGTGGCAGGACAAGGTGTCTGGCCGCAACAAGGGCAAACAGGACTTCCTGTATGACTCGATCGAGGCCGACCCCAACCTGAAGCTCAGCGAGCCCGAACAGCTGAAGCTGGCTCTGAAGCAGGCCTACTCGGATGCTCCATGGTCGGACCTGGAGCGGATCGAGGCCGAGATCTACGACTCCGATCTCTCGGAGGCTCAGGCGATCCGGTTCTACCTGAACGGCTTTGGCACCCGTGAGGATGCCTGGGTCGATCCGCGGAACTGGGACGGACTGAGCCGTGCCGACATCGTGGTGGCCGACGGCGACAGGATCGCCATGTTCCTCGACTGCTCGAAGTCCTCGGATACTACCGGCCTGGTGGGAGTTCGGATCTCGGACGGTCATGCCTTCGTCCTCGGCTACTGGAGGCCGAAGAAGACTCCGCGTGGAGACCACGAGCTGGTGCCGCGACACGAGGTCGACGCCGCTGTCCGAGATGCTTTCCAGCGCTACCGGGTCATGTGGTTCGGAGTCGATCCGTCCCCGGCCAAGGACGACGACACAGAGCACCTGTACTGGAAGCCGACGATCGACTCCTGGCACCAGGACTTTCACCAGAAGCTCAGCCGCCGAGGACTCTGGGCCACCGGCACACCCGGGGCCAAGTTCGGACACTCGGTGCTCTTCGATATGCGACTGTCGCAGCACGGAGCCCATGAACGAATGGCTTTGTTCACCGAGATGGCTGAGCAAGTCGCCATCTGGGTCGACGAAGAGCACTCGATCACCCATGACGGTGATCCTGCGCTCCGTCTGCACGTCCACAACGCCCGAAACAAGGGCAACAAGTGGGGGACCTCCCTGGGCAAGGAGTCCCCGACGTCCAAGAAGCACGTCGACTTGGCCATCTGCCTGGTTGGCGCCCACCTCGGACGCCGACTCCTCAAGAACAACACCAAGATCCGCACCGACACCCGTGGTGGTGGACGGTCAACTCAAGGACGGGAGTGCGTAGTCCTGTGACGACAGAGCAGATTCACGTCCCTGGTTTCGAAGACGACGAAGACCGTCTGCTGAACCATCTGCTGAAGCAGCTCGACGCCAAGGCTCCTCGCAACATGCTTCGTGCGAGCTACTACGACGGCAAACGGGCGATCAAGCAGGTCGGCACCGTCATTCCGCCGCAGTACTACCGGCTTGGCATTGTGCTGGGCTGGTCGGCCAAGGCCGTCGACATCCTGGCTCGCCGCTGCAATTTGGACGGCTTCGTGTGGTCGGACGGCGATCTCAACTCCCTCGGTGCTCGCGAGGTCTGGGACGCCAACTTCCTCGCGTCCGAGATCAACTCCGGCATGGTCTCCTCGCTGATCCACTCGGTGGCCTTCCTGGTGAACACCGAAGGCCAAGAGGACGAGCCGGAGTCACTGATTCACGTCAAGGACGCGATGAACGCGACCGGCGACTGGAACTGGCGTGCACGGCGGCTGGACAACCTGCTGTCGATCACCGACCGCGACGGCGAGAACAAGCCGACCGGCCTGGTGCTCTACCTCGACGGCGAGACCGTCACGGCCATCAAGGACTTGGGACGGTGGGCAGTTGTCGACCGCACCGAACACCCTTGGGGTGTCCCGGCGGAGCCGCTGGTCTATAAGCCCCGGGTCGGCAGGCCGTTCGGCAGCTCCCGGATCTCGCGTCCGGTGATGAGCTTGCACGATCAGGCGCTGCGCACCGTGATCCGGCTGGAGGGTCACGCCGACGTCTTCTCCTACCCGGAGATGTGGATGCTGGGTGCCGATCCGTCGATGTTCAAGGACGCCAACGGCAATCCGAAGCCGGTCTGGCAGACCATGCTGGGCCGGATCAAGGGCATCCCCGACGACGACGACGCCGAGAACCCCCGCGCCGATGTGAAGCAGTTCCAAGCCCAGTCGCCGACGCCGCACATCGAGACCCTGAAGCAGCAGGCGCAGCTGTTCTCCGGCGAGACCTCGATCCCGCTGACGTCTCTGGGTGTCTCCGACATGTCGAACCCGACGTCCTCGGACTCCTACATCGCCAGCCGCGAGGATCTGATCTCCGAAGCCGAGGGAGCCACCGACGACTGGGCTCCGGCCCTTCGCCGCACCATGATCCGTGCTCTGGCCATCCAGAACGGCCTCAGCGAGATCCCGGCGGACTGGGCCACCGTGGACACCAAGTGGCGCAGCCCGATCCACCTGAGCCGCGCTGCACAGGCCGACGCTGGCATGAAGGTCCTGACTGCCGTGCCTTGGCTCGCCGAGACCGAAGTGGCCCTGGAAATCCTCGGCCTGAGCGATCAGCAGATCACCCGGGCCATGTCGGAACGTCGCCGCGCCGTCGGCAGGAACGTGCTCGACACCCTGAGCCAGCGGATCGCTGCACAGCCTCCGCTGGCCGACCAGACACCGCCGGAAGATGCCGACGCCAACGCTGGCTGAGCAGATCGCCGTCATCACGTCGACGGCTTTCGAGGACCTGAGTCCACTGTGGGTCAGTTTGTCTCCCCAGGAAGCCGCTGAGGCCCTGTTCGACATGCTCCCGGCGATCGTCGACACCTGGGCCACGGCCTCCGGTGCCTTCGCCGCCGACTGGTACGACGACCAACGCGAAGACAACGAGATCCGGGGACGCTTCCACGCGATCGTTCCGGACCTCGGAGACCTCGGTGCCGAGCAGCTCGCCGGTTGGGGAGCTGAGCCGCTGCGCAGAGAGATCCCCGACCTCCGCCTGACCCGCAGCCGCATCGAAGGCGGACTGCAACGCCGCATCACCAACGTCGCCCGGGACACCGTGATGACGTCGGCGATCGAGGACCCCCAGTCGCGAGGGTGGCAGCGAGTCGCTCGATCCGGCGGCTGCAGCTTCTGCGTCATGTTGGCCGGACGCGGTGCCATCTACACCTCGAAGTCCGCCGACTTCGGTGCCCATGACTTCTGCCACTGTTCGGCCACACCGGCCTGGAGTGGCAAGGAAATCCCGGTGAAGCCCTACCGGCCTTCGAGCCGCGAGATCACCGACGCCGATCGTGCTCGCGTCCGCGAGTGGATCAAGGCGAACCCCTAGACCACCTCGACCGAAACGGTTGGGGCATTACCCGAAACGGGAGTTACAACGCATGTCCGGAACCGAGACAGAGACCACCGACGTCACCGCAACGGAGACCGAGGACGCAACTACGCAGACTGAGACCAAGCCGACCGAGACGGTCGACTTCTGGAAGCAGAAGGCAAGGGAGCAGGAGTCCCGGGCGAAGTCCAACGCAGCAGCAGCCAAGAAGCTCGCTGAGCTGGAGGACGCACAGAAGACGGATGCCGAGAAGGCAGCCGATCGAATCGCAAAGGCAGAGGCCGAAGTTGCCACCGTCCCCGAGAAGGTGGCGCAGGCGCTCAAGGCACATCTGGTCGAGCTGCACAGCATCGACGCCGAGGACGCAGACCTCCTGCTGAACGCGAAGGACCCCGAGACGCTGCTCAAGCAGGTCTCACGGCTCCTCGGTTCCACGACGGACAAGCGCAAGAAGTCCAATTCCGTTCCCCGTGAGGGAAATAACCCCAACGCCGCGACAAGTGACATGCGCGAGTTCGCACGTCAGCTGTTCGGCAAAGACTGACTAAGGAGTCAGAACCATGGCTGCTTTCACTACTTCGGGCCTCAGCATCCCGAACCAGATCCTGGACCCGTGGCTGGGCAAGGTGAAGTACGGCTCCGCCGTCGCCACCCTGTCGGATTCGGTTCCCATGAAGTTCGGCCCGGGTCAGTGGATGACCTTCGACATCGGCGAGGCCGAGTACGTCGGTGAGGGTGCGAACAAGGGTGGCTCGACCATCACGCCGACCACCAAGACGGTGAAGCCGTTCAAGTTCCACAAGACCGTCCGCATGACCGAAGAGGTCCGCTGGGCAGAAGAGGATCACCAGCTGGAGGCAATCCAGCAGATCCTCAACCTGATCCAGCCTGCACTCTCGCGTGCACTGGACTTCGGTGTCTTCCACGGCATCAACCCCACTGGCGGTGCTGCTGTCTCGGCGATGACCGAGCACCTGAGCGACACCACCAATTCGGTGGAGGTCGCACCGAGCGCCAAGGCGTACTCGGTCGTGGACGCCGCTGACGCACTGGTCCTGGCCGACAGCTTCAACCCGAAGGACATGGCCCTCGACCCGGCCTTCGCGTCGGTCTTCGGAGCGCTGCGCAACAGCACTAGCGAGCAGAAGCTGTACCCCGATCTCTCCTACGCGACTGCTCCGGCAGGCCGTCTCGAGAACCACAACACCTCGGTGTCGAACACCGTTGGCGCTGTGGGTGTGGCGGCATCGGACACCGACGTCAAGGCCTTCGTCGGTGACTTCAGCGCGATCCGCTGGGGCATCCAGCGGGCCATCGGCCTGGAGATGATCGAGTACGGCGATCCCGACGGCAACGGCGACCTGAAGCGCAACAACCAGGTCGCATTCCGCGCCGAGGTCGTCTACGGCTGGGGCATCGCCGATCTCAACGCCTTCGCCAAGATTGTCGACGTCTACGAAGGCAGCTAACCCATGCCTCGATACCGCACTTCAGCCGGTGTCGTGGTCAACATCCCCGAGGAGAAGGCGGCACGAATCGATGGGCTCACCCCCGTCGAGGTGCCGTCTTCGCCCCGGCGACGTGCTCGCAAGACCAAGACGGCGACACCGAAGTCCGACGACGAGTAAGGCGGTGGCCTGATGCCTGCAGTGTCGATCAGCCCCGCTGATCTGGAGCCGTTCGCCACCATCGACCAGGCCAAGGCCGAAGCGATGATCGAGGACGCTCTGGCGGTGGCCGAACAGGTCGCACCGTGCCTCTTCGAGGACGATCTGACCCCCAAGAAGGCCGCAGCCGCCAAGGCCGTCATCCGTCGAGCGCTCCTGCGCTGGAACGAGGCTGGCACTGGCGCAGCTCAATCCCTGACTGCACTGGCCTTCAGCCAGACGATCGACACCCGGCAGCAGAACAGCCGAGGGCTCTTCTGGCCGTCGGAAGTGACCGAACTGCAGGACATCTGCAAGTCGGATACCGAGAACGCCAGTGCCTGGTCCTACGACACCGTTGGTACCAGCACCGTCCACGCTGACGTCTGCTCGCTGCGCTTCGGTACCCAGTTCTGTTCCTGCGGAGCCGACATCGCTGGCTATCCGCTCTGGGAGGGACAGCCGTGAGCTTCCCGACGCCGCACACCGTAGGACACGCTGTGTTCGACGGTGTGGGCGAGGACGACCTGGGCAACGACGTCGACGGCTGGGCAGACCCGGTGAACGTGAAGGTCATCGCATACCAACTGGCTCAGGCCGAGAACGTCAACGGCTACACCTCGCGAGTGGTCGCCGACATCGACATGGCCGTCCCGGTGACTCTGGCTGTGTCGGTGCGAGATCGGTTCTTCCTCCCGGGCGAGGAGGACCCCTTCGAAGTGGCCGCTATCGAGGACGCCAATCACGGCTTCCACGGCTGGAAGCCAGGCAGCGTCGTGAAGCTGAAGCGGGTCACCGGATGACCATCAAGTTCAACAAGAAGGCCTGGAATGCCCTCGTGACGGACGTCATCGACAACGTGGCCGTTCCGAGGATGCAGCGAGTCGCTGACGCCTCCAATGCCACGCTCGAAGAGGGCGAGGGCTACATGGTGTCGACCGAGGGTGATGACCCGCTGGACAAGCGAAGCTACCGGGCGACCGTCATCACGACGACGCCGGAAGCCATGCGTTCCAACGCAAAGAACAACACCCTCGTCAAGAACGCATACCTTGCAGGAGGCGACTGATGTCCGCTCCTGCCAAGATCCCGTACGCCCCGAAGGTGGTACGGGCCTACCTGAAGTCGGTGCTGGACACCGATGTTCGGGTCACCACAGAAGTCCCAGCTGACCGTCCGGCCAAGCTGGTGACCATCACCACCGCTCCTACCGGCGGTGGTACCAACCTGGTGCTCCAGTCCCGACGGCTGATCATCCAGGTTCATGCCGCCGATGAGGCAGTTGCTGGCGATCTGGCCGAAACGGTCTGCGCGCATCTGCGAGCGGCAAAGTATGTGCAGGGCAATGGTCTACGCAACGTGACCGTGGTCGGAACGCCAGCCCGATTCGATGACCCCGATGACTCGACGCCCCGGTTTCAGATGACCGCCGACGTCCTCCTCCGGGCCTCCTAGAACCCCAATTCCGCACTGACCCTCGGCCATTGGCCCGGGGTCTCTTTGTGCACCCCTGACAAGGAGAATCAACATGGCTGCACCCGACGTGAAGAACGTCTACGCTGCCGAGCCGCTGGCTGGCGGATCGCTTTTCGTGGCACCTCTGGAAACCACGGCTCCGACGGATGCCAGCACGGCTCTGAATGCCTCGTTCAACGGCCTCGGCTTCATCGGTGAGGAAGGCTTCACCGAGACGATCGAGCGCACCACCGAGGACAAGAAGTCCTTCGGCGGACTGACCGTCAAGACGCTGCAGACGGACTTCAACGTGACCTACCAGTTCACGATGTTGGACTCGCTCAGTGGTGACGTGCTCAAGGCCGTCTTCGGCGAAGAGAACGTCACGATCACTCCGGCCAACGCTTCTCACGGCGTGCAGATCACCGTGAAGAAGAACGCCAACCGGCGCAAGAAGTACTCGTGGGTGATCGACACCCAGGACAGCGAGTTCGGTGCCCGGTACCGGACGTACATCCCGATCGGTCAGATCGTTACGCAGGAGCCGGTGGTCATCGTGCACACCGACACCATCTTCTACACCGTCGAGCTGAAGGCCTTCGCCGATGCCAGCGGTCAGTTCGCCTACACGCTGACCGACAACGGCCAGAAGACCGGCTCGTAACCGAGACGTCGCCGGGAGAGTTCGAACGGTTCCAGCCAGTGCCCACTCTCCCGGCGACACCCCGGGCCATGGCTGGACAACAACAAGAAGGGCACGGCTGGAATGAGTTTCACCTACGACGTCGACGCACCGAAGGCTGACGGCAAGGGCACCGAGAAGGTCACCCTGGAGCTGCCGGACCTCGGTCAGATCCCCAGCGGAATCGTCCGGCGCAACCGACGCAGCATCGAGGGCTTCATGTGGGACGCCTTCGAGTGGGGCCTGTCGCAGAAGCAGCTGGAGATCCTGGATCGGCTGCCTTCTGACAGTGTGGTCCCGATCTACTTCGCCTGGCGTGACGCCAAGGACGCTGACGAGGACGAAGAGTCCGACGACGCAGCGACTTCCGGCAAGACCTCGGCCAAGGGCTAAGCCGAGAGCCTCTGCATGTACAGGGCCGAAACGCCCTACGGCGTCGTGACATTGCCTCCGCTGGAGCTGATCAGTCTCGCCGTCATCAAGGCTGCGCAGGCAGCCGATCCACAAGAGCGGTTCTGGGTCCTGATCGAGTCGATCGCCGACACCGACACCATCGACATCCTCGATCAGCTTCCCGGCACCGAGATCGAGAAGCTCTATACACCATGGGAAGCCGAGGCGGAAGTCACCCTCGGTGAGCTGTTCAACATCGCCACGATCCTCGGCAACGCCGGACATCGGGAGTCACTGGAAGCCGACCTGATCGATAAGGGTCTCCGCCTGAGGCACTGTCCCTCAGCGGACTTCACCTGGCACGACCTCAAGGTCATCATCCAGCACCTGTCGGTGACGTCGAACCTGTTCCGGTCGATGCACCCCGACCATGCCGGTTGGACGCTCGAAGCGATGCTGCTGGCCGATCAGGTCGACTCCCTGCACTGGCTGCAGTGGTCCAAGACCAAGGACGGCATCAAGGGCCGGAACAAGCCGAAGCGCGTTCCCCGGCCCGGGATTACGCAGCCGACCGACCGCAAGCAGATGCCTGGCAAGGCAGTCCCGCTGTCGGTGCTCAAGAAGCGGATGGCCGAGACCCATGGTGCCGAGGCCCCCGCAATTCGCAACAAGAAGCTCAAGCAGCTCTTCGGAGGGAGGTGACCCGTGTCTTCGCCACTTGTTTCGCAGCACATCGAGGTGACGGTCAAGTACGCCAGTGCGCAGAAGCAGATCGCCAACGACCTGCTCGGACTGGACAAGATCGCCAAGCGAGCCGGTGACGACGCCGGGTCTGCCCTGAACCAGGCGCTGACCCGCGCTGCGCAGATCGACGCCACCGACGCCAAGAAGTCCTTCCTCGGCTTCGACAACGCCGCCAAGAGCACCGGCAAGAACGCTGGTGGAGAACTGGCCGAGGGCATCATCTCCGGAGCCCGGTCGGAGCTGAACAGCGGTGGCAAGAAGATGGTTTCCGGCCTCACCGACCAGTTCGAAGGTGCCGGACAGAAGGCCGGTAGTGGTCTCGTCGACGGACTGGGCTCCAAGGTGGCAATCCTTGGTCGTGCCGGTGGTCCGATCGGACTCGCTCTCGCTGCAACAGTCGGCCTCGGTGCCGTCGTCGGCGGCAAGCTCGCCCAGGAGCTGATGGGCGGACTGGAACGCGAGATGGCCTCTCGCAAGGTCCAGGTCCAGCTTGGCCTCGACGAGAAGGGTGCCGCCAACGTCTCCAAGGCCGTCACCGACGCCTACAAGAACAACTACGGCGAGTCGATCGACGACCTCAACCAGACCGCTCAGGCCGTCATCAAGAACAACCTCGCCAACGCCACCGACCCCGCCGGACTGCAGAAGTACATCCAGCAGATCGACACGGTGGCCGCTGTCACTGGTGACGGTGCCGCCGAGTTGGCCCGCTCCGCCGACGTGCTCGTGAAGTCCGGTGTGGCCAAGGACATCAACCAGGCCCTGGACCTGATCACCGTCGGTAACCAGAAGGGCCTGAACGCTTCCGGCGACCTGCTCGACACCTTCACTGAGTACGGCGTGCAGTTCCAGAAGCTGGGTGTGGACGGTCCGCAGGCCCTCGGTCTGATCAACCAACTTATGGAAGGCGGAGCCCGCAGCACCGACCTCGCTGCAGATGCTCTGAAGGAGTTCTCGATCCGCTCGATCGACGGCTCCGAGTCGAGCATCGATGCCTACGAGTCGCTGAACCTCAACGCCGAACAGATGATGCAGACGATCGCCAAGGGTGGACCGGAAGCCAACAAGGCTTTCGACACGGTGGTCGACAGCCTCAACGCCATCCAGGACCCGGTGGAGCGCAACCGCATCGGTGTGCAGCTCTTCGGAACCCAGTGGGAAGACCTCGGCGAGGCTATGCGCAGCCTCGACCCCAGCGCTGCCACAGCCACCCTCGGCGAGGTCGAGGGAGCTACACAGCGGGCCTCCGATGTCCTCGGCGGCGGAGCGCTCTCCGGCTTCCAGTCGCTGGGCCGCACCATCGAGACACTGCGCTGGCAGTTCCAAGACTTCCTGGCCGAGGCCCTCGGCCCGACGGCCCAGAAGTTCACCGACTGGGTGAACAACAACCAGGGCCAGATCATCGAGTTCTTCACCGGTCTGGCGTCGGCGACGCTGACCGGCGCGGATGCCTTCCTCGGCTTCTTCCAGATGACCATGGAATGGGGCGGTAAGTGGCAGGAGTTCCTGTCCAACACCGTCGGCGAGGTCATCAAGCAAATCGGTGGCTTCGCAAAGGCGACCGGCGAGCTGATGAAGTTCGTCCCGGGCATGCAGGACGAAGCCGAGGCCCTGATCAAACTCGGCGACGGCTCCCAGAGCCTGGTCGACGGTTGGCGCAACCAGTCCAAGGAGATGCAGGACTGGGCCGGAAAGATCGGCACGGCCCGCGAAGGCCTCCGTGGCGTCCGTGATGACGTCAACGCTGCCGGTTTGAACATGGCGGCTGCCGCCGACAACGCACAGCTCCTCAAGACCGGCCTGGAGACGCTGCCGGACAACAAGACGATCGTCCTGAAGGACAACACCCCGGAGGCCATCAAGCGGGTCGAGGACCTCGGCTACACCGTCGAGAAGCTGCCCGACGGCAAGCTGGCCATCAAGGTCGAGTACAAGGACCAGAACGGCAACCCGATCTCGCCGGACCAGCTGCTGAACTACAACAAGGCTGAGTTCGACAGCGCTGGTCAGGCGCAGCGGACTCGACGCGGATACGCCCGGGGCGGCAAGGTCACCGGCCCTGGCACCGGGACCTCCGACTCGATCCTGGCCTGGCTGTCCAACGGCGAAGGTGTCGTCAAGGCGCAGGCGATGAACAACGGCGGCGGAGCCATCGTGACGGCCCTCAATGCCGGTTGGGTGCCGCCTGCCGACTTCCTGCACCGGATGATCCCCGGCTTCGCCGAGGGCCTGAACCCCGGAGCCGACTTCCTGCGCAGCCAGATCATGAAGCTCTGGCCGAAGATCGGCACCATCGGAGGCAGGCGCTCCGAGGACGGCTACGGAGAACACAGCTCCGGCAACGCCATCGACGTCATGATCCCGGGCTACGACACCCCGGATGGCAAGGCCCTCGGTGACTCGGTGGCCTCGTGGGTCGTCGCCAACAAGGAGGCTCTGGGCCTCGACGGCATGATCTGGCGTCAGACCAGCTTCGGCTACGGCGGATCGTGGGCCGGTAAGGCCATGGGCGACCGTGGCTCTGACACCCAGAACCACATGGACCACCTCCACCTGATCCTGGGCAAGGGACGTGGAGCCGGTGCTCCGGCAGTCGATCTGCCGTCCAGCTCGCTCTCGCTGCCCAGCGGTGGATCTCTCTCACCCGGTGGCGGATACAGCTCCGGTGGTGGCGGCTCGAAGGCCAGCGCCAAGCAGCTCTCTGCACAGCAGGACCGGATCACCGACCTGGAGAACAAGCTCTCGACCTCGGAGCTGGCGCTGTCGGAGACCGAGGCCAAGGGTGACGCCAGCGAGTCGTCGCTGAAGAGCAAGCGCGATGCCGTCGACAAGAACAAGCGCGAGCTGGAGCAGGCTCGCCAAGAGCTGGCCGATATGCAGAACGGGACAGGCGATTACGCCACCGACGGCACCGGCCCCGGCCTCGACACCAACAACCCCTATCTGAAGATCATGGAGGGGGTCAAAGAGATCCTCCCGGACTTCGGGCAGATGGCCGACATCGGCATCGGTGGCCTGAAAGAGACCCTCCTGCCTCCCGGCTTCGAGGACCCTCAGTCCTGGCCGGTGGTGCAGAGCTTGTCCGGTGTCATGGGCTTCATCGGAGGCCTGGTCGGCGGCATCCCCGGCATGGAGGGTGTCGGCAAGATCCTCGGCGGAGTCGGCAGCGCCATCGGCGGAGACGCCAGCGGTGCCACCAACAGCTTCATGTCGCTGCTCCCAGCACCGTTCGGAGACACCAACATCGGCAGCCCGACCATGCTGCCGGAGGACTTCCAGGCAGCCAATCACATCGGCTCCGGTGGGCTCCCCGGTCCCGGCAACCTCGCATCGGCCTTCACGCCAGATCCCGAGGCGGCTCAGGGCGGAACCGTGAATAACGACAACAGCATTCACGTGGCCGAGGGCGGCCAGATCAACGAGAACGCGACTCAAATCATGGACAAGACCCAGCGCCAGCAGAACTCGCAGCAGATGCCGCACCTGGGTACTCGGAGGTTCGTCTGATGTCTTCCCCGACTCCGACAACGGGTCCGCCCAACACCGACTTCTTCGCACTCGATCATCGTCTGCAGTCGCTGGACACGAAGATCGTCTTGCTCGGAATCCCGGGCTCCGGTGGACCGAACGGCAAGCGGGCCTACTGGGACCTGCACGGCCCCCAGGGCGGAATCCAGGGTGCGCAGCTGCAGCCTCAGGTGGCCGGTCTGATGCACAACCCGTTCACACAGCTGATCTCCGAGGGTCCGTACCAGGTCGGCGGCACCCACGAACGGGTCGACTGGAACAAGCGTGACATCAGCATCAAGGTCAGCGTCGGTGTCGGCGAGATCGACACGATCTTCCGGTACCGAATGATCGAACAACGTTGGTGGGCTTCGTGGTCGGCCACCGAGGACTGCTACCTCGGAGTGTTCACCCGGACGCACGGCTGGCGCTGGCTCCGGGTCCGGCTGATGGAAGAGCCCAAGGGACAGATGTTGCTCGACCCGGCTGCCTTCGGCAACAACTTCCAGGACTACGACATGAACCTGGTTGCCGTCGACCCGTACTGGCGCAAACGCCACGAGATGGACACCTGGAAGAACGACGGCGAGGGTGACGGCGGAATCCCCTCTACGCCTTGGGACCAGCTCGAAGAGCTGATCGAGGACATCCTGTCGGGACTGTTCCCCGGCATCGACCGGATCGTCCCCGGCATGCACATCGGCGAGGGCAACCTGATCGTCCCCAACCGCAGCACGATCCCGGTCTTCCCGAAGTTCCTGGTGTCCAGCCCGGGTCGAGCATGGATCGAGGACGGCCCTGGGGGACAGATGATCCCGCTGCCGCTGCTGACTCCGCAGGACGGAATCGTCCTGGTCGACACCGACCCGACGGCACGGACTTTGACGGCGACCAAGGACCCGGTGGACCCGCTGTTTTACCGGATCGCCCGCAACAGTCAGCTTCTCGACTTCCTCCTCGGCGACATCACCGATACCGGCCTGCCGGTCTGGCGTCGGTTCGAACGTCGCTTCACAACGCCGTGGCCCGCACGGAGCACCTGCCGCATCAAGGTCCGGCATTCCAACGCCGGAGGACAGATCACGGTCCTGATGCCGCAGAAGTTCGGAATGAGCTACGCATGACAAAGGACTCGATCGGCTAATGGCCGTCTTCAACACACCCGACTGGAGCATCGACTTCAATCGGGCACTTGCTGCTGTCCCGGAACACATCGTTGGCGCAGAAGGGGTCCCGGATCTCACGGACCCGCTGATCGCCTACCGGTACCTGGAGAAGCGACGCTCCACGATTGTCGAGTCGGTCCGGCAGCGTCCCCTCCTGCGGTTGTGGGACAAGAACATGCGTCAGATCGGCGAGATCGCACAAGAGAAGTCGGTGATGCTCGAAGAGGTCATGGCCGACTCCGGCGGTGGCTCGATCGTCATCCGCCGGGACAACTGGCTGTCGGACTTCATCCTCAACGATCGCCGGGTCGAAGAAGACCTGCACATCACGATGGACCCGATCGCCACCGCTCCGGACTGGCGAAGCCGCTGGGGCGGCAAGGTCATCGGCGTCAACGCCGAGCGCGACGCGCAAGGTTCGCACACCGTCGAGCTGCAGTGTGTCTCCAACCGCGAGCACCTGAAGCACATTCTGGCAGGCGCTAATCCGATCTTCCCACCGGAAGTCCAGCTGCCGAAGATGTGGGTCCTGCCGTGGAACTGCCGGACCGGCATCTCCATCACGATGTGGATCAACCTCTGTCGGCAGTTCGCTCCGTGGCTGTCGATCCCGACCAACATCTTCAACCCCGGCGGCTGGATCGGCTCCGGCCTTGAAGGGGCCGACCCGCTGTCATGGCCGATCCAGGTCCAATATCTCAACCCGATCTTCGACCAGTCTCGGTTCACGATTCTGACCAGCCGGTGGTCGGACATGCACACCGTCACAGCGCCTCTGCTGGAGGACGCCGGTTGCATGATCCGGGCATACACCTGGTTGACGTCGGACACGACTTCTCCGCACCCGGAGATGGAGATCGGGCTCAAGGACATCCCCGTCTTCGGCGGCATCCTCGACACGATCGCCGACACCCTCGGACTGCCCGACAGCCTCGACGATCTGGCCCGTCCCCGCCGCAACTGCGTAGTCATGGCCGTCGAGGACAAGTCCGGAGTCACCGGTCCTACAGGCACTTTCATCGACGGACCGATCCGACTTGCCGCCGAGACCGCCGACGACATGCTGACCGAGATCCTGCACGACGTCACCGGAGCCCTCGACTTCGACGGCGACGGCAAGACCGACCCGTTCATCCGCAAGCTGGCACTGACGGCTCCGAAGCCGCCGTGGGCTGTGTTCACTGACGGCGAGTACTCCGGCATTGTCGAGTCCCAGCGCTCGCTGCACTCGGCTACTGCCAAGACCGTGATGGTGGGCTCTAAGAGCCCGGGCTGGGTGAACCAGGCCCAGACGTTCGCTATCAAGTACGGCCTCTCTCAGCTGTCCGAACTGATCTACGCCGCAGCCGGTTTGGCCGTCTCCGGCTTCCAGGCACCTGGTACCCCAGGCCTGGAGGAGGCCTATCAGGGGTATCTCGACGATTCGCTCCTGGCCTGGCAACGGTTTACGGACCCACGCCGCGCAATCCTGATGGGAGACTTCGGCTTCCTGGAGCACTTCGAGCGTGGATCAGGATCGGCGTACACCGTATCCGGGGCACTCGATCTGCGCACCGGCCACTGGAAGACCCGGGCCTACACCAGCTTCAAGACCTCGATCCGCAACGGGGCTCCGTACCTGGTCAACCACGACTTCACTCTCGGCGATCGGTTGGGCTTCCAGCAAGCCAACATCATCCATGTCGACCAGTGCACAGCCATCCGCTACTCGTGGGACGACACGACCCCGATCACTGTGCAGCTGTCGATCGGACGCGACGTCGAGGAAGAAGACCCGGTGGGCAAGGCCACTCGGACGATCGCCGCCATCTGGAACACCTTCGGTGTCGCCATGGGCAGCACCGGTCTCTTCTGAGACCCGAAATACCGCAGAGGAATAACGCGATGAGACTGACTCTCGAAGGCCCACTCGACAGCGAAGACCAGCTGCCGGAACTGGAGTACGGACGCCACTCCGTCGACGTCGGACGGACCTGGTGGATCGGCTTTGTCTGGCACATCTGGACCGGAATCGGTTGGCAGAAGGCCATTGCAAGCAACAAGGCACCGGCATGAATCACCCCGATTACCTCCAAGAGGTCTTCGAGCAGCTGATCAGCGATCTGCAATACCCCGTCGCCAAGAACGGGGATGTCCTGGACACCCATGCAATTCGCCCCGGCATCGCCTATCACCTGGTCCGTGCAGGCTGGCGCAAGCCGAACAACGCCGACGGCCTGGCGCTGCGCGACGACGAACAGCACTGGGACGACCCGCAGATCAAGAAGCGCAAGGTGTACGGACCCGGAGTTATCGAGGACGCCGTGACCTGGGTCCCGGTCACCGATCCGGACGACCCGCTCGAAGACCTGCAGAACATGACCGTGGCTCAGATCGAGGCTCTTCCAGCAGATCTGCGCGATGAAGCCAAGCGACGTCTTGGGCTCCTGCCACCGCTGCCGACCAAGGCAGACAGCGAGAACCTGCAACCGGCTTGGTCGGTCGCTCCCTCCATCAACATCACCGACGCCGATGACGTCGAGAACCACTGGACCTGAAGGGAACAGTAATGCCGACACCACCTCCTGGATCTGACGTCTACCTCGGTTCGATCCTGACCAACGTCCATCTCTGGGGCATCATCTCCGACCACGACACCCCGACCATGATGGCCGGTAGCTTCGAGATCCTCGGCAACGACGGTGCCATCACGCTGGATGCTCTGGTCGGCCCACAAGGTCGTCCCGGCGACAACGCACCGATCGTCAAGATGCAGTGGAACAGCATCACCGACCCAGAGGATCTGCCGCAGAACCTCACCGACGACGAGCTGGACGTCGGCAAGGCCTGGTGGATCGGTAACCAGGTCTACGTCTGGGACGGCGAGCAGTACCGGATCAGGGCTATGGGTACCCAGGGTCCTCCCGGACCGGTGCCCAACATTCACCCGACCTTCGAGCTGCTCGACCCGGATGACTCCGACCTGGAGAACGAGATCATCGTCACCGGCACAGCGCTGAATCCCAACTGGCACTTCAAGGGCAAGTTCCCTCGTGGTCCTCAGGGTGAGAACGCCACGATCCGGGACGCCACGGATTACGACGACACCGAGGCCCCCGAGATCGGTGAAGCGATCGTCTGGAACGGCCAGAACTTCCAGGCCCAGCCAATCGGCAACATCATGCCTCGGCTGTACTCGCTGCCGGAGTCCGGCTTCACCAACTTCACCGGTATCACGACCCGGCAGCAGATCGGCCAGATCGTCATCCCTCCGCAGGAGTTCTCCTGGGTGCCCAAGGTCATGGGCCACATCCGCGCCGTCGGCGTCGAGGGTGACGCCGATCCGTTCATCCTCGGTTGTGAAGTCCGCCTCGGACATCCGACGTCCGGTGTCCTGGTCGGTCGTGGCTTCGGCAACATCTCGACCTGGACCACGATCGTCCCTCACTTCTCCTCGCCGCAGTCGGGAAGCACCGCCGTCACCCCGGAGAACGGTCACGCCGTCGTCCCGGCCAACTCGACCGGACAGGCAACGACGTTGTACGTCAACCTGTTCAACGACGGCTTCGCTGGTGTCTACAACTTCAACAAGAACAACGCCCAGCTGACCGTCGAGGTCATCCCTGTCTCCGGCTTCGTGAACGGATAACGACGGATGCCACGCGCTGTAGACCGGCGGAACATCGAGGCCGATTACGACCCGACTCGGCAGGGCACGGAGTTCCACTTCGCGAGCATGCTGGGCGACTCCTTCGAGTTGGTCTTGCAGGCGCTGCAGGAGGCTGCCGAGAACCTCAAGGCTCAGGTCATCGACTTCATCAAGGACCTGACGGGGCTGGACCTTTCGAGTCCCGAAAGTCTGTTCGTCAGCCTGGCCGAGCTGGTTGTCAACGGACCGGCTCAGGTCTTGGCTTTCATCGAGTCGATCATCCGGCAGATCGGTGCCGCCTTCCTCAACGGTGGAGCTGCCGTCGAGCAGCTGATCCGGAACTTTCCTCCTCTTCCGTTCTCCCACATCGTCGATGACAACCCGCTGTCCAACTCGACTTTCGACACCAACCTCGACGGCTGGACCATTTTTGGAGGCGGCTGGTCGCATGACGCCAGTGTGGGCAAGGCCAAGTCGGGCTCGGCCAAAGCGACCGGTGACGGCACCTTCAATCGTGACCTGATCTCGGAGCAGTTCGACGTCGAGGAAGGCCAGGAGATTCCGATCTCGGCCAGCGTGCGCTGGGCAGGATTCACCTCCACTGCCGCCGACGCAATCCAGTTGGCCGTCACACTCTTCGACGGTGCCGGAAACCCGGTTGGCTACCCCGTCATCGACGCCGTTGGCCCCACCGGTACCCAGACCGCTTGGCAGACGCTCTCCGGCACGCTGACGGTCCCTGAAGGTGCCGAGAAGTACGCCGTTCGGCTGTCCATCCGGTCCTCCGGCACCGGCCAGGCTTGGTTCGACGACATCCATCCGTCGATGCCCGGGTCCGGTAATGCGCTGCTCGACATCCTGGAGCAGCTGCCAGTCATCGGCGACATCGTTCGGGCGATCACCGGCATCGCCAACGGCACCTTCTTCGACCTTGAGGAGTGGGCACAGCGAGTCCCGCTGCTGAATCTGATTACCGGCTGGCTCAACGGCGGTGTCATCCCGAACCTGGACGCCTCCAAGATCACCGACGGCACCTTCCTGCAGTCGCTGATCCCTCGTCTGGACATGGACAAGATCAACGGCCTGGTCGAGGCCATCACCAGCCTGCCGATCATCAGCGACATCGTTGCCCTGATCAACCGGTTCCTTCGTCCTGCCGGACTCCCACTGATCCCGCTGTCCTCGATCGCCGACATCCAGCCCAACTTGCTCTTCGAGGGTGGCTTCGACGCCGCCGAGACGGTCAACACCGCCGACGGCTGGACCTGGGACGGCACGATCGGACGGGGCACCCCGGTCGGCTCCGCCAAGGTCGTTGCCACCGGTACCCTCAAGGAGTTGCAGAGCGGACCCGACACGATTCTGGTCGAGGAAGCCCAGGAACTGTCGCTGTCGGCCTGGGTGCGTTGGCGCAACCTGACCACCAACGGTTCCGGTGCACCCGTACAACTCACGGTCCGCACCTACGACGCTGCCGGAGCGACAGTTTCGACGCACACCATCGCCGGTCTCGCGAATTCACATGGTGACAACTCCTCTAACGCCAGCCAGAACGACTTCGTACAGCTCACCGGCAGCTGGACGGTGCCCGCCGGTGTCAGCTCGGTCCGCCTCCGCCTGGCAGTGCTGCCCAGCGCTACTGCAGGCCAGATCTGGTTCGACGACGCCGAGGTCACCAAGACCCAGAAGATGCCGCAGACCTTCATCTCCGGCCTCACCGATGCACTGGAGAACCTGTTCGGCTGGATCGAAGACCTGGTGAACAACCTGTTGGGCGCACTGGGCCTGACGGGCTCCGGGACCTTGCTCGATCGGATCTTCGACCTGGCCGACGAGATCGGCGACTGGCTGCTGGGCACCGAGGACACCGCCGGTGCCCTCGACGATCTCGCCTATGCCTTGCTGCACACCCCGGAGATGGTCATGGGTCAGCTCCAGGCAGTCAGCGACATCGTGTCCGGCATCTTCAACGGCTGGTTCGGGTCTGGCTCGACCGGCGACCCCGCCGAAGTCCAGTACGTCATCGAGGCGATCAAAGACACGGTGACGGCTGGCTACAACGTCACGACCTTCACCTCCAGCGGCTCCTGGAACAAGCCCGCCGGTGTCAGCGAGATCATCGTCATCCTGATTGCCTCCGGCGCAAATGGTGCTTCCGGGTCAACGGCCAAGAACAGTGCCGGAATCACCGTCCAGGGCGGCTCTGGAGGCCAGGACGGCAGTTATGTGGTCCAGCAGCTAGAACCCGCAGACGTCCCCAACTCCGTGCCGATCACAGTCGGCATCAACGGCGGCAACACCTCCTTCGGATCGCTGGTCACCGTCAGCCCGGGAGCAGCAGGCGGTATGGCGACCCAGTTCGGCTTCTCGGAGACGACATCGCTTCCTGGCGCAGGTGGCAAGGGCGGCAACGTCGTCACGGCCAGCTCGGCTGCCACCGGCAACACCGGAGGCTCCTCGGCAGTCGCCGGAGGCGGAAGCGGTGGCACCGGCAGGAACGCCAGCGGCAATGGATCGGGCAACGCCGGTGACGCTGGCGATAACGCCAACCCGGCTGCCGTCACCAAGTGCGGTGGCGGCGGTGGTGGAGGCGGAGGCGGCTGCTACTCGGCTGGAACCTTCGTCAACGCCACTGGCGGCAACGGTGGCCCCGGCGGATACCCCGGCGGAGGCGGAGGCGGCGGAGGTGCTGCCGCGACTGCTGAAGCGGGCAACGTCGCCGCTGGCGGCACCCCCGGACCCGGGGCAGCCGGAATCTTGTGGATCTACTGGAGGTGAGCGCAATGGCATCGACTGCAACCTATCTCGGCGACATCTCCTGGTTGTGCCCAACTACCAAGCACTTCCGGTGTGACGACGGTCGGCACCTACTGATCACGGTCAAGGGCAACATTCCTCCGGCACCAGAGCTGGTGAACCTGACGACCGGACTCTCCGTGCCGATCGCCGTCAGCCAGATCCCTAAGGGCACCGAGGTCTTCCTGGCCGACGAGAACGCCGTGGTGCTCGACGCCGACGGTGAGCCTGCCAACGGCCTGACTCCACTGGCACAGTTCGAAGACGGCACCAGCTTCGAGGCGGCACTGGCTCAGCTCGGCTACCCGGAGGTGCGATGATGACGCCCATTCAGATCCGCGCCTTGGCGAATAGCGTTGCGCCACTCCTCGCAAGCGTGCCTCCGCAGTGGCCAGCGCCTGAACCCTCCCGGCGCGTTACCGTTGCGGTGCCCGCTCGACAATTAGCGGGTACATCGCAGCCACTTTGCCTTCGTCTAAACCCTCCGGATGCACCGTGACGACGTACGTCCCAGCACGTGGGACGGTGAATGTCAGCGGAAAATGCAGGTGGCAGTACTTGAAACCGCCGGGTCCGTCCTTCCAGCCAGGCATGAGAGCCTCAATGGTGCTTCCGGCATCGGGTTCCTGTGCGCGAAGCTGAATCTCCAGCTTGGGTGATTCCGGGTCACCGTCCTGATGCATAGCGAAAATAGCTGCAGACACTTGGAAAGTGATCGGGCCGCCCTCTGGAACGGGCTGATCCGCGTTGCCTGCTACCGCAAGATGCATGATCCCCGCGTGTGTGAGGTGCATCGTGTCGATGTCGGTGTGCTCAGCCCCGCCGCACAGAATGAACGAGTTAATTACCATGCTGGTATCGACCCCTTCCGGTCGCTCACACCCCTGGCAGCCTCTCCGCTGTGCAGGGGTTCTCTCATTCGAGCAGCAGTTTATAGCTTCCCCTGACCCGACCAGTACGGAGAGGAATGGTCTATGTGGTCCAGCACCCCGACGCCGACACCGGAGATCCGAATCGGCGCAGCGTGGTCCTCAACACCCCCGGCACCTGATCCGGTCACTCACGAGACCGGCTGGTGGGCAGTAGTCGGCCTGGAGACAGCTCTGTCGATCCACTGGGTCACCGAGACCGAGCTACGTGCACTGAAGAAGCTCAACATGGTTCGGGCGATCACGGTGAGTCGATCGCTGGCTCTGAAGGCCGTCTACAGGATGATCTTCAACCAGCCCATCACGGTTACCCGGAACCTCGCTCTGTCCGGCACATTTCAGCTCGACGCCACCCTGGCCGTCGAGGTCGAGCGTGCACTGACCTTGGGGCGCATCGCCACCCTGGACCTGGGTCAGACCATCTCGTGGTCACCGCTGTTGGGCATGCAGAGCGTCCGACCGATCGAACTGTCGCAGACGATCACGGTGTCCACGGACCAGACGCTGACCCGGATCGCTCCGCTCGCTACTGCACAGACAATCGCCCTGACCCGACTGCTCGAACTGAAGTCGGTCTCCATGGTTGACCTCGCCCAAACGATCACGGCCAGCCGAGCATTGGAGATCGAGCGACTCCGGATCATCGACCTGTCCCGGGCCGTCACGGTGAACCGCTCGATGTCCCTGGGCTTCCGCACGACCGGCCTGCCCGCCACCCAGACCTACACCACCGTGGGTGCCTACTCCTGGAGCTTCCCGCGCAACTCGGACTTCATCGACGCCGTACTCCTCGGCGGAGGCGGAGGCGGCACCAACGGTGGCAGCAACTCCGCCGGTGTCGGCGGCACCAGAGGGGCGATCGGAAGCCGGACCTGGGAGCGAGGAGCCGACATCCCCTGGGGCCAACTCATACTCACCGGATCAGTCGGTGCCGCAGGAACCGCAGGAGGCGGCAACGGTGGCAGCAGCAGCGTCACTTCGGTCAGCGGCTTCACCGGCTTCGCTGCCGCTGGTGGCACGGGCGGAGCCAACAACTCCGCATCGGGCCAGGATGCCTCCTCGCTGACGCTCAACGGCATCACCTACTCAGGTGGCACCGGCGGAGCGCACAACCCGACCGGAACCGGCGGTGGCGGTGGTGTCGGCGCAGGCGGAGCCGGAGGCGGCTCGTTCTTCTTCTCCGGACAGCCCGGAGGCCCCGGCGGACGGGGCCAAGTGTGGTTCCGCGCATACCAATAACCCGAAAGGACCCCTACGACCATGGCTTACGGCATCTCCAACTACCTCGCGAACAAGCTGCTGGACCACACGTTCCGCAACGTCGCCTACACCCCGCCGACGACGGTCTACGCCAAGCTGCACACCGGAGACCCGGGCGCAAACGGCACCGCCAACGCCAGCTCGGTAACGACTCGCTATGCCACTACCTGGGCAGCAGCAGCATCCGGCTCGATCTCGATGTCCAACACCCCGGAGCACACCCTCGGCGCTACCGAGACGATCGCCTCGGTCAGCTTCTGGGACAGCGCAGGACCCTCCGGCGGCAACTTCCTGTACTCGGCTCAGGCCGCAGCGACCAAGGGCGGTGCCAGCGGAGACATCATCCGCATCAACACCAACTCGATCAACTTCACGCCGCTGGCAGCGTAAGGACCAACGATCATGGCAGCAGAAGACTTTGAGTCCGGCGCAGTCAAGCAGCATCCCCTCACCAAGGCCGTGGCAGTTCGGACGGCCTACCCGGATATGGAGATGTTCCAGGACCGGCAGTGGGGTGTCATGACCCTGAACAACGGTGGCCACTACGCCACCTATGACGATGTGGCGGAATGGCCGAACATGGTCCCGGCGGAGAACCCTCCGGCAGACCCTGAGCCCGAAGTCGAGCAGTGAAGCGCACTCTGACCACGATCGCCCTCGTGATGGTCGGCGGAATCGCCGTCGACCTCGTGGGGGCCTACCTCTGGCTGATGTACATCGCTGACTGAGATGACCTGCTCGGTCGAGGAGTGCGATCGGAAGGTCTTCTGCAAGCAGTTGTGCAACCCGCACTATCAGCGGGCTCGACGTCACGGCGGAGATCCACTCGGCGGCACTCACCATCATCGGCCCCGAATCCCTTCCGAGAAGCAATGTTCGGAGCCGGACTGCACCAAGATGGTCCGAGGCCGAGGTCTCTGCGGAGCGCACTACTTCCATGTGAGGAAGAACGGCCAGCTCGACCAGTATCCGCTGACCCGTCGGACTGGTGAGTGCACGGTGGCGGACTGCTACGGCAAGCGATACGGACACGGCTTGTGTGCCAAGCACTTCATGCGGGCGAAGCGCAACGGCACCCTAGATCAGTATTCCCGAGACGACATCGTGTCCGAGGAGCCGGATCGTGGCCGTCCACAACGAGATCCGATCTGCACCGAGGACGCTTGCAACAGTCCGCACCAGGCCCGTGGGCTCTGCCAGTTCCATTACAACGGCAAGCACCATCAGAGCCGGAAGAGCCTCGGTCTGGCACGTCCACGGCAGCCGAGGGCAGCGAGTTCGGTTCCGCTAGACGACCAGTGTCTTGGACCTGACTGTGACAGAAGGCAAGTCGATCACGGCTTGTGCCGAGTCCATCTCAATAAGGTGCAACGTCTCGATGCCCTCGACGACTGGATCGACCTGCAATCAACGCTGATCGCCAGTTCCGACAGCGCATAGGACGGAGGGCCAAGTGGCTCTGTGCAAGATCTCGATGGGTATCGACTGGGACCTCGAAGACAAGTCCCGTCGCATCTTGGTTCAAGACCGGAAGAGTCGGGGTCTGGTTGGCCCCAAGGTGAACTCCGAGGAGTACCCCTGGCTGACGCCCGAACAGCTGAAACATCGTGAGAACCACGAGATCGGCAACTCAACTGGCTTCCCGGACCCAGAGCTGTTCTCCGGCACCTTCATCCGTGCCTTCAACCCTTTGTTCGGCAAGCGACGCCCGGGCAAGAACGACGACTGATGAGAAGGACCGGGGCGACTGATGAAGAACCCGCTGGCCAACGTGAAGCCCATGAACATCGGCATCACACTGCTGACTGGACTATGGGCACTGTTCCAGTGGCGAGACCCAACACCACCGCCTGTACTCGACCAGATCCTTGTCGCCGCAATGGGTGTCTGGTTCGCCAACCAGGCGATCGACCGTAAAGCCAAGGGGTCAGCTCGACGCAAGGTCACCGTCGACAAAGACGGCAATGTCTCGGTCTCCGAGATCCCAGACGACGAAGCCGATGACGCCGACGCCACCGACTCCACGAAGGACAAGGACAGCGGCTGATGGACATCATCATGGACCTGATCGAAGGCTTTTTCACATGGCAGACCCCACTGAGCTTCATGGCCGGTGTGGGCGCACATCACCTTTACGCCAAGTACATCCGTGACCGAGAGGGTCCACACATGCTCACCAAGAAGACTGACGGCACCTACCGATACAGCACCAGGTTCTGGGTCATCTGCGCAGTCAGCGCCATGATGTTCGGCTTCATCGGCTGGCGGACTCAGGACACCGCCGACCGCGTGGAAGACCAGGTGAACTTCACCACCGCCTACGGCTTCCAGACCAACGACTGCCTCAACCAACTGATCTCGGTGCTGACGACCCGGGTCGGCTACAACGAGGAGATCGCAAAACTCGACGCCCGTCGGCAGCAGATCTGGGAGCAGCTGGTCACCGATCTGGCTGACAGCGAAGGCAATACCTCACTCAACCGAGGAGCCCTCGACCGGTTCTTCGAAGCAAACGAGGGCATCAAGTCCGACCAGGCCAAGATCGCCCAGCAGCGGGAGAAGAACCAGTATCCGGATTGCAGTCAGGATCTGCCGTGATGTGTACCGCGCAGCGGGAGTGAGCTTGCTTGCCTCACCTCTTGCGCGCCTTCTTGGCGGCCTGGTCTTCTTCGCGCTGTTGCATCAGTTCTTCAACTTGCCTCTTGAAGCGCTCTCGATCCGCCACGATCTGGTCCCAGGTTTCCTGGCCGAAGTTCGAGATGATGTGATCTTTCCTCTCGTCGACAAGGCGCTGTGTCTCAACATCCTTCGCGATAAGGTCCTCAAGTTCTTTCCATAGTCCTTCCTTCTCTCGCGCCAGTTTCGCGCTCTTCAACTTGGCTACTATCAGGCGAACACTTACATCCACCAGCTGCCAGCCAGTGCGCAAAACCTGGAAGATGAACCGAAGGATGTCGAAGACCATTCTGATCACAAAGAGCGCAATGAGAAGCCAGAGCGTCCAGTAGGTCGCGTCGAGAAGCGATCTCAGGTCGAGTCTTTCCTGTTCCGGGCGGAGATAACTCAAGCCGTAGACCGCGAGGAGCAACGACATAAACACTGTCGAGAACAAGAGCCTCGGTGCTGACTGAGCACGGCGTTCCTCGCGCGAGACGATTTGGTCAATGCGTCGAGAGATGTGCTGATTCAGCCGCTTCGCCTCCTCAGAGTCGGAGTGAAGCCTCTGCACGATGGCAATGTCTCGGTCGAGGTTCGTGCGCTGGTCGTTAGCTTCTGTCCGCCTAATCAGATATGTGCCCAACACCTGGAGGCCGACTGCTGCGGCGGCAACGAGAGCCACTACGATCTCCGTACTCATTGCTTGACAATAAGCCGGAGTCCCGGCTCGCCAAACTCTTCCCCTCTGTCCGAAGGACGGGTGTTCACCCCGAACACGAAGAAGCCCACCTGGCCGTAACCAGGTGGGCTTCTCATACGTTGTGGGGTCAGTCGCCGGAAACCTGAACGGTGTCGTGGCTGACCCGCACCACTGCGACGCCAGCAGTCACCAGCGTCGCCTGCACAGCGTCAGCACGAGCCTTCGCCGCGCTGGGGCGCTTGTAGTTCGCCGCGACGAACAGGTGCGCACCCTCGGCGTCGGACTGGGTGAGCCAGACGCCGCGATCGTCGCCGATCACGCCGTTCGGTCCGGACCGGACTCCCATACCCGCCTTGGCGAGATGAGGACCGAGATCGAAGAACGCAGACACAAGACTCAT